AAAAGGCAATGAAGAAACTTGCTGCTACAAAAGTAGCTGCTGCTGCTGCTGAATTGTCACAAAACAAAACAAGCATTGACTTACAGGTAGCATTAAAAGAAGCTATTAATGAACAGGCAGGAATTGAAGCACAGGTTGCAGGGTTAAGGTCAGAATACTTAGTTAATCAGACAGGGTTAGCAAAGGAAAAGTTAGCTATAGATGCATCTATTGCAGCAAGTGCTAATAAGATAACATTAGATGAACAAAAGGCAAATGCTGAATTAATTAAGGATGAAATATTAAAACTTGAAATTAAGAAGCAAATTGCTGCAGAAGAAGCAGAATTAGAATTAACAAGACTTCAGCAGAATATAGATAATGCTAAGGTAGGTACACAAGCAAGGGCTGATGCTGAAATAGCTTTTGCTGAAAAGAAAGCTGAAATAAATAATCAGATATTAGCATTAGATGATAGCCTAAATATAGCAATATTAGATAGGGCAGCTAAGACAAGGACTGAACAAGAAGCATTATTAATTGCTGACTATGAATTAAGCAAGGCACTTGGTGATGCTAAGTTTCAAGATGAATTAGATTTATATGAAAAGACAAGGGCATTAGAAAGACAGAATATTGAAGCAAGAATTCATACTGCTGCAGAATTAGATGCATTTGACAGACAAACTGCAGCAGGTAGAATACAGATTGAAAAGGCTACACAAGAAACTAAGTTGGCTATTATATCAGATGCATTGGGTGCAGTAGCAGATGCAGTAGGTAGGGAATCAGCAGCAGGTAAAGCATTTGCAGTAGCACAGGCAGTTATGAATACATATAGTGCTGCCAACAAAGCTATGTCAGCTTACCCCCCACCATTTAGTTTCATTGCTGCAGGTACAACTATATTGGCAGGTTTAATGAATGTCAAAAAGATTATTAGCACCCCATTACCTGCAACTGCAGGTGGGTCTAATGCAGGGTCAGGTGTTTCAATGTCAGCACCTGTAGCACCCCCAACACCACAAGCCATGACTACAAACCTAAGTCAATCAACTATAAATGATATTGGCAATCAGGCAGTAAGGGCTTATGTAGTTGAAAGTGATGTTTCAAGTAATCAACAAAGAATAGCTGCCATAAGACAAAGGGCAAGATTTAGTTAATATTTTAAAAAAACCTATTTATGAATATGGAATTACCAATATACATGTTAGACATATCAGAAGATTTACAAGATGATTCTGAAGTTAGTTTTGTAGCATTAGTTGACAAACCTGCAATTAGAAAGAATTGGAATGCATTTAAAGATGTACAGAAGTTTCAAATTGTTAGTGAGGATAAGCATATTATTAGTGGCTGCCTTATGTTAGCAGATACCCCTATATATCGTAGGGATGAAACTTATGGTGAATACTATGTTTCATTTTCTAAGGATACTATTGTTAAGATAGCACAGAAGTTCTTTAAAAAAGGGTATCAATCTAATATAAACTTAGAGCATAGCCCATCAATGCAAGTGCAAGGGGTTACAATGTTTGAAAGTTTTATTAGTGATAAGTCAAGGGGTATTGCACCTATGAAAGGATTTGAAGATGCACCTGAAGGTAGTTGGTTCGGTTCTATGTATGTAGAAAATAAGGATGTATGGAATGAAGTAAAGAACGGAAATTTCAATGGTTTTTCTATTGAAGGCATATTTAACTACAAACCAAAAATGAATCAAGAAGAAATGATGATGGCTGAAATTAAAAAAATATTGCAGTCAGTTCAATTCTAAGTGATAAACTAAGTAATTAATTCACATTTAAAATAAAATACAATGAATCCAAAAGATGCATTATTAAAAATTAGGGCTTTATTTGAGGATATGCCACAAGAACCTGTAGTTGCTGCTGCACCTACTGAAGTACCTGCACCTGCAGAAACTAAAGTTCAAATGGCTGAATATTCTTTAGTAGATGGAACTAAGGTTATGATTTCTGCTTTAGAAATCGGTGGTAAAGTTGAAATGGCAGATGGTACACCTGCACCAATGGGTGAACATCAATTAGCTGATGGTACTTCAATCCAATTAGATGAAGCAGGTATTATCATTGAAATATCTTCACCAAAAGAAGATGTTATTGTTGAAGAACCTGTAGCACCTGCTGCACCTGTAGCACCTGCACAAGATGTTACTGCATTGGTAGCTGAAATGGAAAATAAATTTAATGCTCAAAAAGAGCAATTAGAAAATAAGATTTCTGAATTAGAAAGTAAAGTTAAACAAGGGTTTGCACAAGTAGCTGAATTAGTTGAAGCACTTTCAAATGTACCAAGTACTGAACCTACACAGAAATCAAAAAATGCTTTTTCATCTTATATATCAACAAATGATATTAAAGAAGAAAGAATAGCTAAATATAGAAACGCAATTTTAAACAAATAAAAATTAATAAACATGTCATTTAATGTATCTGCATTAAGCAACTATACAAAAGAAAACGAAGCACTATTGGTGACTTCAAGTGTATTAGGTGCAAAGACTGCTGCTTTGATTCAAAGTGCAGGAAATGTTATGGTAGGTGTTAAATCTGCTGAAACAATCAATATCATGGACACAGATGCCGTTTTCCAAGCAGGTGGAACTTGTGGATGGAACGCATCAGGTGCAACTACTTTTTCACAAAGAGCAGTAACCATTGGTAAAATTAAAGTACAAGAATCTTTATGCCCTAAAGCATTAGAAGCTAAGTATTTACAAAAGGCTTTACCTACAGGTTCTACTTATGATTCAATCCCTTTTGAAGAAGAATATTCTAAGAAGAAAGCTGCAACTATTGCTGCTCAATTAGAAACTTCTTTATGGCAGGGTGATACTGATTCAGTTAATGTTAACTTAAACAAGTTTGATGGTTTTGTTAAGTTGATTGGTGCTGCTTCAGGTGTTGTTGCTGCAAATGCTTCTACTTACATTTCAGGTGCACCTTTATCTTCAATTACTGCTGCTAATGTAGTTAGTATTTTTGATGGTGTTTACAAAGCAATCCCTTCTAAAGTAGTTGCTGCTGATGATGTAGCTATTTTCTGTGGTGATGATTTATTTAGAACTTACACTATTGCATTAAAGAATACTAACATGTTCAACTATGCAGTTGATACTAAAGCAAATGGTGAATTCGTATTGCCGGGCACTACTATCAAAGTTATAGCTTTACAAGGTTTAAACGGAACTAATAAGGTATATGCAATGAGAACATCAAATATGTTCTTAGGTACAGACTTATTGAATGAGCAAGAAAAATTTGAAATCTTCTTTGCAAAAGAAGCTGATGAAGTTAGATTTGCTTGTGAATTCAAAATGGGTGTGAATGTTGCATTCCCTGATGAAATCGTTAAGTTCATCTTAGCATAATTAATAGGGGGGTGAAATATCCCCCCATTTTTAAATAATATAAAAAAATAAACATCATGGCATGTGCATTAACACAAGGATATACATTAGATTGTAGGGATTCCTTAGGTGGTATAACAGAAGTTTATTTTATGGCTTTTCAAGATGTATCTTCTACAACTGAAGCAAGTGGTGTAATTACTGCTTTGACTAAAGCTACAGGTAAAAGATTCTATAAATATGAGTTAACAAAAGGTACTTCTGTTATGACTGAAAATGTTAATAGCAATGTACAAAATGGTACTTTATATTTTACACCTGAATTGACTATAATTTTAAACAAATTGCAAGTTAATACAAGAAATGAAATCTTGTTATTAGCTCAAAATAGACTTGTTGCAGTTGCTAAAGATAACAATGGTAAATATTGGTATCTTGGTAAAACAAGGGCATTAGATTTAACTGCAGGTAGTGCTACAAGTGGTACTGCTGAAGCAGACAGAAGTGGTTACACTTTGACATTTGCAGGTGCTGAACCTTCAATGTCACCTGAAGTAAATAGTGCAGTAGCTGCTGCCTTAACGACTGCAGGTTAATAGTTTGTAGTTTTTCATAGTTGTGAACCCCTATCCTTAAAAAGATGGGGGTTTTTTATTATATGTTATTTGATATAAATATTCGTATTTATTCGTATTTATACGCAAAAGGATATAATTAAAACATCCACCATAATGTGTCTTAAATGACACTAATGTTGGCAATATGAGTCATTAATTGCACTTTATGATGTGCATTTGTCCTTTATAAAACCCATTGAGTAAAAATACTCAATAGATTGAGTAAAGTAAAATAGTAAAGTTATTGCTTTACTTTAGCACCCATAAAGTAAAATAATAGCTTTACTTTATAATTTTGGTACAACAAGATTTTATAATTTTGGTGAACATCTGCACCAATATAATATGAATTTGGGGGTTTCAATTGTCCTATTATATCGGTCTGTTCACTTTTTTTATCTGTTCATGGTTCGTGAACATGTTAAATTAGTGAACTATCAAAACTTGCATAGTTTACATTTTTTGCTAATAGGGTAGTATTACTACTAATTTATGTAACTTAATCACACTTTTTAGTATGAATAAATGTTAGAAGATATAACAAAGCCAATTTGGACAATTTACAAATTTTGTTACAAACCCATATAAATCAGTAACATATATACCCTAACTATGTTACAACAATTAACCGAATTACCACTAACTATGTCACATATTTTGTAAAATTAGTGACACTTATTCGGACATTGGCAGCATTTTATTACCGATAATGTCAAGTTTCTTGCACCAAAAACTTAACAATTCTGCATAGATTTTTCGGAAAATTCATGCAAATTAGAACTATATTGCTATTCTGCAAACATTCATATTTTCCCTATTTATAATTGATGATACATTTAACTAAAGGTCAGACAAATAGCATAGTATTAACATTAACTGAAAAGCAGTTATTGTCTAATCCTAACTATCTTTTTGTGTTTACTAATAGAAGTAGCAATTTACAGGTTAAGTTTGTACAATTAAATGCTGCAGATGTTAGTTTGTACAAGGATAGGTACAATGAATTTAACATTGTTACTAATACTTATTTTGGTAGCAGCCTAAATGGGCAGTATGTTTATAGTATCTATGAGCAAACAAGTACTTCAAATACAAACCCTGCAGGGTTAAATTTATTAGAAACAGGCATATTGGAATTGGATGGCACAGGCATTTCATATACACAATATTCTACAACTGATACATATAAAATTAGACAATGATTGATTTAAAAGTTTTTGAATTCGCTGAAGCAAAGCAACCTAAATTTCAAGAAAAGAAGGGTGCTGATGGTGGTTATATAAAGTATGGTGAAAATAATGATTACCCTGAATACTTGGTTGACCTTTACAATAAGTCACCTAAGCATGGTGCTATCATTAAAAGCAAGGTACATTATATTACAGGTAATGGTTGGATAGGTGGTGAAGATGCTGCACAATTTATTGATAAGGCAAACAGAATTGAAAGTTTAGATGATGTTACAAGAAAGGTGACATTAGATATTGAACTATTTGGTGGTGCTTACATTGAAGTAATATGGTCTATAACAGGGCAGATTGCTGAACTATGGCATTGTGACTATGTTAAGATTAGAACCAATAAGGACAATACACAATATTGGTATTCAGAAAATTGGAAAGATAATAAGATTAAGCCTGAAGTTGTAGCTGCATTTAATCCTAAGACACCTACAGGTAAGCAGATTCTTTATGTTAAGGAATACAGACCTAACATTGGCATCTATGCATTGCCTTGTTACTTTGCTGCCCTTAACTATATTGAAGCTGATATTGAGGTTTCAAAGCATGTTTTAGGTAATGCACAGACAGGCTTTAGTGCAAGTAAATTAATTACTTTGCCTAATGGTGAACCCCCTGATGAAGAAAAAAGAGAGGTTGACAAGTCTATTAGAAAAATGTTTAGTGGTGCTGATGGTAAGAAATTCATGATTTCATTTGTTAATGATGCTTCAAGAAAGCCTATCATTGATGATTTAGGTGCTTCAGATATTACTAAAGAAGATTTTGCAAAGGTTGATAGTTTGATTCAGACTAATATATTTAGTGGGCATCAGGTTACTACACCTTCAATCATGGGTATTGCTGAAGCAGGTAAGTTAGGTACAAGAACTGAAATGAGGGATGGATATGAAATCTTTAAAAATACCTATGTAAATAGCAAACAGATGCACTTAGAAAGTGTGTTTAATATGTTAGCTGAAATTAATGGTGTAACATCAGAATTGAAATTGGTAGCAGTTGAACCTATAGGCATTGAATTTAGTGAAGCTACTATAGTTGCTAATGCACCTAAAGAATGGATATTAGAAAAACTTGGTATTGATTTAACTAAATATGGTTTACCTGCTGCAGGTGAAGCACCTATAGCACAAGAAGGTTTATCTGTTAATGAGCACATCAAAGGGCTTAAAGGCAGGGAATGGCAGAACATGCAAAGAATCATTAGGGAATTTAACAAGGGTAAGATTAATAGAGAACAGGCATCTGCTATGCTTAAAACAGGATATGCTTTAAGTGATGAAGAAGTTGCAACATGGTTAGGGTCAGAAGAACTTCAGGCTGAATTTGCAGAAGAAGATTACAAAGTATTCTTTGAATTTGGTGATGTAAAAGATGTATATAATGTATGGCAGAAGAAAACAAGATTTTCAGATGATGCTGATTATCAAATGTTTGCAGATGTAAACCAATTAGAATCAAATGTATTAGACCAAATTTCTAAGCAAAAGGATATTACACCTGATGTATTAGCCCAAATTTTAAAAGTTGATGTTAAAGAAATTGTAGCAGTTATAAAAAGTTTAGAAGAAAGAAACATTATTAAAGCTATTAGTAAAACTATAGGCAGGGGTATTGATTCAAATGTTGTAACTGAAAGACAATTAGTAAAGCCATTAAGCAAGACTATTGGTGAAGTTACACCTACAACTACTGAAATGCTTGTTAGGTATTCGTATGAATGGAAAACAGGATTTAGTGATGCTAATTTAGGTACAAGCAGACCATTCTGCAAAAACCTTATTCAAGCAGATAAATTCTATAGCAGAAGTGAAATTGAACAAATGTCAGCAAGATTAGGATATTCTGTATGGGATAGGGGTGGTGGTTGGTGGACAAAGAAAGGCACTAATACACATTCAGTATCATGCAGACATGAGTGGAAAACAAATATAGTAACAAGAAAAAAATAATTAAATGAGTAAAAACATTTTATTCATATCTGTACAAAGTATAAAGGATAGGACAGGTTTACATGCTAATGTTGATGAAAAATTAGTATTGCCTGAAATTAAGACTGCACAGGATATGTACATATTACCTGCATTAGGTAGTGCTTTCTATAATAGATTACAAACAGGTGTTGATTCAAATAACTTAACTGCCAATGAATTAATATTAATAAATGATTATTTAGTTGATTGTTTAGTGTATTATGTAATGGCAGAATTGCCAATGGGATTATCTTACCAATTCTATAACAAAGGATTATTAAGAAAGTCAGGTGACAATCAAGAAAACCCATCAATGCAGGATATGATTGATGTAGCTAATAGATATAGAGCAAGGGCAGAATTCTATAAAGAAAGAATGATTAAATACCTTAAAGAATATGAACAATTGTATTTTGAATACTTAAATTTTGGTAGTGGTATTGATGCAATCAGACCTGAAAATAATGGATATTCTGCATCTATATGGTTGGGTGACAATGATTGCTGTGATGGCAAAACATTATCAGAAAAGTATCAAGGTAATAATGGATGCAGATAATATGAGTAAGAAAGCTAATATTAAGAATCAGAATAAACTTAAAGTTTATTTATCTAAAATAAAACCCAATGACATTAAACCAAATAGTAAAGGAAATAACAAAAATAGGCAATGACCATGAACAGGTTAAGTATGTCTATTTTGGTGATGTATGGGAACGATTAAGCAATGGTGAGGTTACTTATCCTGCATTGTTTTTCACATTAAATTCTGCAGCTTTTTTAGCAAAGCAAATTCAGTACAATTTTTCTATATACTTAATGGATAGGATGCTAAGTGAAGAAACAAATGAAACTGAAGTATTAAGTGATATGACATTGATAGGTGAAGATATGATGGCACAATTAAGAAAACCTACCCAACAATGGATAGTTTCTGATAATGCTTTAATTACTTATTATACAGAATCAGACCCTGATTACTTAGCAGGTATTAAGATTGATATAACATTAACATTACCATCTATTAATAATAGATGTCAAGTACCAAGTACATATGGAATCTAAAAAAATAAATCAGTTAGCAACTGCAGTCAGCCCTTCAACAAGTGACTTAGCTATTATTGGTGACCCTGTAACAGGGGTAAGTAAGAAGATTACATGGCTTCAAGTTTCTACTTTAATTGGTACTGCTGCTAACTTGCAACAGGTTACAGACAATGGTGCAACTACAACTAACCCTGTAACTATTGGTGGTTTAACAATTACAGGATTAAGTACAGGGGTTTTAAAAAGTGATAGTGGGGTTATTAGTTCTGTACCTTTTGGTGCAGCTAATGGTGTAGCTACATTGGCAGGTGATGGAAAAGTACCATCAAGTCAATTGCCTTCTTATGTTGATGATGTGGTTGAAGTAGCAAACTATGCTGCTTTGCCTGTAACAGGTGAAACAGGTAAATTATATATTACCTTAGATAACAATAAAGTTTATAGATGGGGTGGGTCAGTATATGTAGAAGTTGCTGCTAATAGTGCAGTATGGGGGTCTATAACAGGTACATTAACTAATCAAACAGATTTACAAAATGCCTTAAATTTAAAGGCTACTGATTCTTTAGTAGTGCATTTAGCAGGTACAGAAACAATTACAGGTACTAAGACATTTAGCAACCCAAGTAAAAATGATGGGGGGATATTATTACAAAATGGTTCATCTTATTCATTAAGTGGGTATATGAATTTAGGTGGTATGACTGATGGTTTAAGATTTACAAGTGGTGGTGGTATTAGTAACTATTTTGCATTACCAAGTTCAGTTGGTTATACTTATACATTTCCTGCCATTTCAGGTACAATTGTAGCAATAAGTGGTGGTAATTCTACACAATATATTGATGGCACAGGTTCATTACAAACATTTCCAACTTTACTTTCAAGTGATAACTTAGTTAAGTTAGTAAGGAATCAAAGTGGTGCTACAATGACTGCAGGTACTATTGTTTATATTAGTGGTGCTACAGGTAATAAGCCATTAATAACAAAAGCTATAGCTACAGGTGATGCAACAAGTGCACAGACTTTTGGATTAGTTCAAGCAAGTATTGCAAACAATGCAGATGGATATGTAGTTATTATTGGTAATATAGGTGATTTAGATACAAGTGCATTAACAGAAGGTCAGCAATTATATTTAAGTGGTACAACTGCAGGTGCTTATACAACTACAAAGCCATATGCACCAATACATTTAGTGTATATAGGTATTGTTTTGCGTAGCCATCCTACACAGGGTATCATAGGTGTTAAGATTCAGAATGGTTATGAAATGGATGAACTGCATAATGTTGATGCATATGCACCTTCTAATAATGATATTTTATCTTATAATACAACTACAAGTTTATGGGAACATAAACAAATAGCAACTACATTAGGATTCACACCAATTTCATTATCTTCTTTAAGTGCAACAAGCCCTTTAAGCTATAACAATGGTACAGGTGCATTTAGCATTCAAGTTGCTACTGCATCACAAAATGGGTACTTATCTTCAACAGATTGGTCAACATTTAATAATAAACAGGCTGCATTAGGTGGTACAGGGTTTGTAAAAATTACAGGTAGCACAATTAGCTATGACAATAGCACATATTATTTGGCATCAAACCCAAGTGCATTTATTACATTAACATCTTTAAGTGCAGGTACAGGTATTTCATATAGCAATACTACAGGTGTAATTAGTTCAACAATTACACAATATACAGATGCATTAGCAAGGGCTGCAATAAGTTCTTCAGCTACAGGTTTAACATATACATCTGCAACAGGTGTATTTAGTTTAACTGCAGGTTATGCTATCCCAACTACTGCAAAACAGACAGAATGGGATTCAGCTTATACAAATAGAATTACAAGTTTAACAACTTTATATTCAAGTGGTTCAGCTACATTAGTTGCAAATACTTTGAATATACCTACATATACATTGTCAGGTTTAGGTGGTGTACCTACAGGTAGAACATTAACTATTAATGGTACTGCTTATGATTTAAGTGCAGACAGAACTTGGACAATAGCAACATATTCTTTACCCATTGCATCAGCAAGTGTTTTAGGTGGTATAAAAGTTGGTTCTAATTTATCTATTAATGCAACTACAGGTGTTTTAGATGCTACATATTCATATACATTACCAACTGCAACTACAACTATTTTAGGTGGTGTTAAAATTGATGGTACTACAATTACAATAAATGGTAGTGGTGTTATATCAGGTGCTAATACATATTCTTTACCAATTGCAACTTCATCTGTATTAGGTGGTGTTAAAATTGGTTCAGGTGTTAGTGTTGATGTAAATGGTGTAATTAGTGTTTCAACAAATTATCAAGCACCTTTAAATGGCACAGGGTTTGTAAAGGCTACAGGTACTACAATAAGTTATGATAATAGTGTATATGCTTTAGATTCAGCAGTTGTACATTTATCAGGTACAGAAACAATTACAGGCTTTAAAATATTTAGTGGTACTACAGGTACAGGTACAGGTGATTATACAAATATATCTTCATCACCTTTAAAAATATCAACTGCAAGTAATATTTGGAGAATACCACATATAAGTACAAGTGCTACACAAAGTGGTGTTTATAATTATGAAACAGGTAAACATGTTTATTGGGGTGAAGATACTGATACAGGTGATTATGTTTTTAGAGGTAGAACATTAAAAGTTACTAATGGTGGTATTGTAGTTTATGGAAGTAATAATTCAGGTTCACCTGCTGCATTAGGTACATCAACTGCAAGATTTCAATTAATGAATGGTGGTGTTTACGGAATGGTAGCAGATGTTTTAACAGGTGGTAATACTTATTTTCAAAGCCAAAGAGTAGATGGTAATACTTCAGCATATCATTTATCTTTCCAACCTTTGGGTGGTAATGTATTAATTGGCACTACATCAGATGCAGGTTTTAAATTAGATGTAAATGGCACAGGTAGGTTTAGTGGATTACTTACTATAAGTGCAGGTATTAATTTACCTGTTAATCAATCAATTAATAGCAATAGTGGTCGTATATTATTAAATAATGGTAGTATTTATTTAGGAGATATTGATGGAGTAAATCCAACAGGTGCAGTAAATATTAGACAAAATGGTAGCGATTTTTTATCGTATAATAGCAGTTTATTAACAATAACAGGTGCAGGTGTATTTTCAAGTACTATACAAGCTACAAGATTTGCTATTGGTGGTGACCCTTATATAAATGTAGGTTATACTTATAAAGGAACTTTAAATGGTAATAATGATACTTGGGGTTCATATCAAGGTGCATTAACACATGCACCAAATTTAAATGGTTCTTTAGCAGTTGGTTATCATGCAGGTGGTGTTGTAAATAAAGGAACTTATACAGGATTAAGTTATAGAGGTTTTTATTTTCAAGGTATATCTACTTCAGGTACAGGAACTATATCTACTGCATATGGTGTTTATGTAGATGCAATAAGTAGTGCAACAAGTAATTATTCAGCTTATTTTTCTCAAACTACATTGATAGGTACACTTACACCATTGACAGGTGGTGGTTTATTACAAGTAAATGGTAATGTAAACATTAATGGTTTATTTCAAATTAATGGTGTAACTATTGGTGGTGGTGGTGGTAGTGGTGTTACAGGTAGTGGTACTGCTAACTATATAACAAAGTGGACAGGTTCAAGTACATTGTCTAATAGTGCTATATATGAAAGTGGTTCAAACATTGCAATAGGTAGTACTACTATGATTGCTAAATTTAATGTTTATGGTGCAGGTGGTGGGTCAGGTTCAAATAATGGGATGATGTTAACTACAGGAAATAATTCAGACTATTTTGGACATAATCAAATAATTTTTGCTTACAATGCATCAGAAGGTTTATATGCACATGCTATAAAAAGCAGACATAATTCTGCAGGATATGCAGGGAATGCATTAGATTTTTT